TGTGGTCATTGTTCGTCCCGAGTGTCTTGCCAGATATAGACGGCACCGTGAATGTCAAACTGTATCGCTGGAACGTGGTGCTGATCGTTACTGACTGTCCCACCCCATTTACAGATGCAGAAGGTGAGCCACCCGTGCCGAAGAATTGGTCCACTGATACACCTAGCTTCTTGGTGCCAGCGGTGGTGGATGCGTAAAACGAAACTGTAACTGTTGTGTTTGCCAGCCTTCTAACATCCTCCATGCCTTGCATCAGTATGGTATATGACCCAGCACCTGCATTGCCGGTGAATGTGTTGCCGAGTAGCCAAGTGATGGACTCATCAATCGTGACCACACCAGCACTCGCACGAGAGAAACTCGCCGTGTCGAGGTTAGTGACCATTTGCCATCTGTCGGCAGTGTAGTATCCACTAACTGTCCACGGACCTGCGCCTCGTTGCCAGATGTTGAACATCGAGTTGTGGATCAGATTACGACCTGTGTTCTTCGCAGCATCAGCCTGCGTAGCAACATTCGACAACCCAATGTTGTTCGCTGCTACCCACTGTGTGCTGTTACCATCGTTATACAGGATGTATAGCTGACCACCATTCGTGTCCCACCACATAGCACCTGGGTTCTGTCCAGTCGGTGCAGTAGCACTGATGATTGCACCCGGTGGTGGTGACGCAGCAATCACATTCTTCACGAACGCAGTGGTAGCCAGACTCGTGTCACTGTCACCAGTTGCAGGTGTTGGCCCCTGTGGATCACCAGTGAACACAGGACTGTTGATCGGTGCATACGCTGACCCTGTTACCGATGCAGCCCACTTCACACCATCCCACACGTACTCAATGCCACCAGCACCAGTGACCTTCTGGCCATTGAATGGCACATTGGGGAAATCGAACATGCTACGGTATCCTCACCCATTGACCATTCTGTCGAGCATACATGCCACCATCCCGTGGTGCTTCAGGAACAGACACACCTGTGTTGTTGGCCGACACCCACTGCAACGAGTCACCATCGTTATACCTGATGTACAACTGAGTGCTCACACTATCGAACCACAGGTCATTCGGCTGCGAACTGACAGGCGGTGTATCACTTGCAGTAATAGACGGAGCAGCACTGACTACTGCATACACTTGTTGCCAGTTCTCAGGATTGGCCGTCCGTGCCTGGGCAAACGTCGTGGGCGCAGGTGGGCTGGTATGGGTAATCACACACTGATAGATCGTGCTGTTCGTTACATCTAACACGTTCTGCCCAACCACATAGTACGTGCTGTTGGTCCACACACCAGCATAGTTCGGCACAGACATGTATTGAGCAATGAATGCATCAATGATGTCCATGTTGCCATTGATGGCATCATCCCACGGCACGCTGTCGAACGGCGGCTTCATCAAGCGCAGGAATGGTGTGATGGTCGTTCCTGACATTACACAATCACCCACTGTGTCGAGTTGCCATCATTGTAGCCGATATACAATCGTGTGCTCACCATATCGAACCACAGTGCACCATGTGTCAGTGTAGGAGCAGTGTCACTCATGGTAACGCCTGGACCTGCCGGACCTTGTGGACCTACATTACCTTGCGGTCCCTGTATGCCAGGATCACCTTTCGGTCCCTGTGCTCCCGTAGCACCAGTAGCACCCGGTGCACCAGTGTTACCTTGCGGACCAGCTACGCCTTGGATACCTTGTGCACCAGTGTCACCTTTCGGTCCTTGTGGCCCAGCAACACCAGCAGGACCAGTGTTACCTGTTGGTCCCGGTATTCCCTGTGCACCTTGTGGTCCTTGTGGTCCGGTAGGCCCAGGTTGTCCTGCATTACCTTGTGGTCCCGTAGCACCGGGTGGTCCATCTGCACCGGGTGGTCCCGGTGGTCCAGGTGGTCCTACACTATTGTATGAGTCCACATACTGCTTAGTAACAGCCTCATTCCAATCCTGCGGATCACCACGCAACAACAGTGGACCGTCCATGACATCGCCATGCCGAGACACACGCTCAGCGAATGCCTCATTCAGCTTATCAGCACGCAGTGGATTCTCACCACGGAAGAACGCTGTCATGCCAGTGCATCCGTATCCAACACGAACCACGGATCATCAATCGGCACATCGGGATAACGTGGATCGAGCATCAGCGGATGCTGTGTGAACAGTGCCTTGATCTGCTTCCGTCTCTTCGCAGCAAGCATCTGGAACTTGTTCACTTGTGCAGGCACAGTGCCATCATCAACGCAATACATCCATGCAGCATCATACTGCAACAGCAGGTTATCAATATGCAGATCAGTCTGGTTCATGATGGGAAGCTTCTCTAGCTGCCGAGCATGAACCACGACATTACCACCACTAGGCGGCACCAACCTGAATGGTCTATGCGCCACAGTGTAATCAGGTGCAATGAACAACCGTGTGCCACTGAGATCACGTGGCGGATTCATAGATGCAGGGAACTCAGCTATCGGCCTGTTACTTCCCTCTGGGAACACAGCCCTGATGTTCTCATATTCATCAATGAAGTTGATTGGTCCTTGCAAATCATTAGCCAACAACCCAGTATCAGTATCCACAGGCACAGTCTGCCACACCATGTAGCGTGGCCACCACATGTCGTAGATTTCCAACTGATACGCATCCTGCACATGCTGCTTGATGCGATCAGCCGAATAGACCTGTGTCGCTATGCCAGGCACCTGTGACAATTCAACGATGACTGCGCTAACGATATCCTTGACTAGCATGGTCATCCTCTACTAAGCGACAGGTGGCACATGGTTGGCTGATGTACCACCTGTCTATCCGACACTATGGACTCGTCGTGGGTCTACGAGGAGTTAGGCAGCATAGTGCCGAATGCCGTGCAGTCCACCATTGTTGGCTGTGTTCACATCATTCACGAAGCTGAATGCAGCAGTGATAATGTTCGTGCCATTCAGTGTAGTTGTCGGTGCATACGTGCCACGAGGATCACCACTCGTAGCTGTCTGTGGATCAGTAAGCACAGGTGCAGTCAATGTACCAGCAGCAACCGCAGCACCATTAGCAGTTTCCCATTCAGCACGCAGTGCCTTATACGGCAATCCAAGTCCAGCACCAGTGCCAAGGTTAACAGTCGTACCAGCAGTGACCGTATTCACTACAATACTGTTCACTGTCTTGAATGCCTTCTTGCCAGGAACAGGCGTTGCACCATTCATCGTGAAGTCTTCACGAATCGGCTGACCAAGATAATCCTGACCAATCACACTCACGGATGCAGTCGATGCGCCACTTGCCACGATGCTCAGTGTCCTGCCATACTTATCGGCAATGTTCCCATTGGCACTGACATCAAACGTGCCAGCCACTGCAATGTTCTGTGCATTCGCAATGCTCGTAGCATTCGCTGCCAACGGTGCGCCGAAGTTGATCCTCGTCACACCATTCCAATTCACATCACTACTATATGCCATCGCAGGCACATAGCTATTGATCCGACGAGGGAAGAATGTCGGATCGGTCATCACATTCGGCATTAGTCAATCCTTCCTTCATCTAGCTGAGTGAAGCCACCTTGAGCACGCGGCCTGTTCATCTCCTTCCGCTGCACAATCTCCTTCGGCGTCAGATGGAAATGATCAGGCACGATCTCACCACTGTTCATATCCACAGTGTATGGCTTCTCTAGAACACCAATCCTACGCAACTGCTCCTCATCGTCAGCAGCTACGAACACTGAGTGTCCCTGTGGGAAGTAGATCATATATCCATCAGTGAACTCTTCCTCCACTGGTCGCATCTTGCGAGCAATGATCTGCTTGTTCTTCAGCGGACCAACGTCACGCACATCTTCTTCAATGTGCATCACTGTGCGCTTGAACTTGCCTTGCATACGTTCGACTTGGAACGCTGGTTTGAAATCAATCGTGCCACTCATGAGTGCTTGCTCTTATCATCGCCCTTAGTGCTGGCCTGCACTGATGTAGGCTGTGATGGCTGATCCTTCTTCTCACCACCTTTCTTCTCTTCTTCCTCTCGCTTCTTAGCTTCCTCTTCCGTCTCTGCACGACTCGTTACACGAGGCTCAGTTGCAGGACGCACATCAGCATACGTCTGCTCATCAGTGAGTGGCTTCGGCTGCTGCTCCTGTTGCTGCCTATCAGCTTCCTCTTTCTTCTGTTGATCAGTTGGCTGCTTATCGCTCATATCACTCTCCTAATTGGTCAGAACAGCATGTGTCCTGAATGCACGCCACATGCACCACTGTCCCTGCCACACTACGCGGCTGCCTACTGCATCCACGTTCCACGGGGCCACCAACTCCTTAACTTTCATATTAACGCCACGTAGCATGTGGAGGCGGAGAAAGTTATCGTTGATGAAGTATGCGTAATTGACTGGGCAATCTTCGTCATACATCAGTGGTACGCCGTTGTGGAGCACACCTTCGAATCCGAGATCGAACATGCGCTTACCGGCTTTACCTTCACTCAGCGAGATGGTGAATTTGTCACGCACCGCTTGGCGATACATACGGTAGATGTTGCGACCAGTGAGAATAACTGTTGGCTTCTCACCCTTAAGCGTGAGGTCCATCAGCACGTCATCGAACACTTCCTCAATGTTCGTGCTATCCATCCCACCAGCGAAGATATAGGCAGAAGTGCGCCACTGAGGCTGAGTAGCACGGTTAATCCCACCCAATGTTCCAGTAGTTGGATTTGTAGGAATGAGGCTTCCAAGACCCAGAGGGTCCATACCACCGCCAACTGCATACAAATACTGAGAGAACTTGTCCTTGATGCTCTCTTCAAGCACATTCATCTTCTCTTTCATCAGCTTGAAGATGGCGGCTGAACCACTGTTCTCATCTTGCTCCTGATCTGAGATGATCACGGACCCGGCCACACGGGAATATCCATATTCCACCGTGTCGAACTCGTCTGTCTGGTTGACAGGGAGGGGCGTATAGTAAGAGTATGAGGTAACGTTTGGGTTACGGCCAACGGTCAGCGGGTTGGTGATGTTGTATCCGCCGTCCTCATACTCTACTCTGTCGTTGGCGAAGACCCATGCCATGAGAGCATTGGACTTGATGGAGGCCATCACCAACTTTCTCCGACTCTTGGTCAGAGTGCTGTGCAGGACATCTGCAACAGCGGGGATCACTGTGCCTACAGGCATTCTAAACTCCTCAGTTCAGTCTGGTTCCACTTTCCTCCATCGCGCTCCTTATTATATCGGACCACGAGGAGTTCTCACTCATTGGCTGTCCACCTGCCGTTCCATTGGCGCGCGTGGAGTTAGTAGTTGCTGCACTGCGTCTTCCTGGCAGTGGACGTTCAGTCTGCTGAGGTGTAGGTTGCTGTTGGCGCTGTTGTTGAAGTTGCGCGATCTGCGCTTTCAACGGTTGCGTCCAATCCAGTCCATTCTCGTGTGCCCACCTAATCATCTTGGTGTAGGCACTACCCAACGAGAGGTCGGGTTGAGCTTGCAACATTTCGGCCAGCACGTCAAGGTTCGCATTGGCTTCATCGTTATCGGCCAGGAAGGCTTGCAGATTCCTCTCAGCTTCCTGCTTATACTGGGCAGCCTGCGCTTCCATCTGTCGCTGTTGCGTAATCGGCGCCAGCTTGCCATCAATCATCCGACTGATTGCACCAAGGTCCATGCCTTGACTGATACCTTGTTCAAGGAATGGTATCTGGTAGCCTTTACTCTTTACCTCTTCAACAAGCTTGCCGAGCGTAGTGACGGGATCACGCAGGAACTCAGACATGAGTTGAATAGCAATGACCTGATCCTGTGGTGCAACACCGAGCCTAGCGCCGGTTTGCACTACTTCATTTACACCACGCAGTTGGTTCTCATATCCCTGTATCTTCTGTTTCAGCGCATTGTTCTCTCTACTGGCGCGCTGCCCATCTTCATATACCTTCCGTTCAATACCACCACGAGCAACAACTCTGCCGCTTATCGGATCAACCAAGTCTCGTGTGTTCGGGTTGTCAGGATTGGCTCGCTCCAATAGACCATCATGGCGCCTACGGATTGGTGGTTGCTTAGCCTCTCGTTCTTGTTCACTGTTGTCGGTTGGTTGATCTTGCTGCGTCGGTTGGGCTGAGCTTCTTCCATCATTGCCGCTTCCTTGAGTATCGCTACTTGTCTGCGGTTGCTCATTACCCCCTCCATCATCACCGAAGTCAGGTATGTTATTCAGTATGCTGTCTTCTGTGTTCTGTGACCCACTCATTACACAAGACCTTTATCTTCTGCTAACCATACAGGCATAGTCATTATGCTGCTATCTTTGTCCCACTCACACTGAGACTTAGGAAGCCATACAGCTTCATCGAGTCCTGCATCGAACTTGTATGCTTTCTCTGTCTCGAAGATTACAGTGCCATCTATATCTGCCAACTCTTTCTTCATGCTGCTTGCGGTTGCTCACCGCCTCCCTGACTTGCTTGCATCATCTCTCTGAATATCTGTGCTGGTGGTATACCTTGTGCCAATGCACCACCAATTGCCTTAAGCACAGGTGGCGGTAACTGCTGCAACGCTTGGACAACAACACCTGCCAATTGCGCCGGATTACCACCACCTGCACCGGGTGCACCCTGACCGGGGGGACCTACTTGTCCAGGTGCACCACCTTGCTGGGACTGTGCCATCATTTGCACTTCCTGTGCTATGGCATCCCAATCTTCCTTACCAATAATGAAGTCATCAAACGCTTTGCCAAGCATCTTCAGACTCACCTTCAGTGCAGTAGCAGGTGCAGCCCTAACATATTGACTCATCACCTGACCAACTTGCACAGCCTCTTGCTTCTTCTGCTGAGTAGTCAACTTCTGTGTGCTACCTCCAATAATGGTCACAGCCATCTGCGTATAATCACGCAACGCATCCAATGGCCGCCAGAACTGGGACACATCCATTCCCACCAACTGACTAGCAGTGGCACCATCCATGAACCTCAGACATAACTGCGCCAACTTCCATCCGATATCACCGAGTGCATCTTCAATAGCATCAAGGCGCATATCCATACGCATGTTGCCCATAGTAGAGTAATAATCAATGGCCTTATTGGTTGTATTAGTCTTAAACTCACCGCCCCGCTCCACTTCATTCGTCATAGCGATGCGATCAATGCTCTTATACAAATCAGTCTTATCAAACAGTTGATTGAACGCCATACTTGGTGGCGGTATACTAAAAATCATGTTCTTCGGATCAACACCTTCAGGCACATCCAGTGGAATAGCAGTAGCATCAGGCCCTTTCAGGATCTGTTCCACTGCTTCCTGTGTTATTCCCGAGTTCTTGTTATAAAAGATATTGCGTCTGGCCCAAAGGAGTGCTCGACGACGTTCATCATTAATCTCGTTAACCTGATCCTGTTGATCGAGGTAATAACTAACCTCTCCCTTGGCGTAAACCGAGCTTGGGGAGTCGTGGAACCAGAGCGGAGTAAGAGGATAGAACCCCTGTAGCTGGTAGGGATCATCCCAGACCCAAATCGGCCATTTCCAATCGTTATCAGCATACATCTCTAGCCTTCTAGTAACCCTGTCCCACACATACCACACCTTAGTGAGACAAGCCTTATCAAACGCCTCCTTACTATCATATCCATAGGCACCATACTTATTCTCATCCTTACTGAACAACGTGAAGTCGGCATCATCACCTGCCACTGATCCACTGTTCAGCACATGCGTTGGCTCATAGATGCTCCTGATTTCATCATCCCTGGACTCATCCTCTTGGCCATATATCGCATTCAGGTATTCAGTCGGCAGCACATCCTCAATCATGATCCAATTGCAGTCCCCGAGATACGGATCACTGCCATTCGGGTCTCTGATCACCTGATGTGGCATCCTGATCCGAACAAACGGACCACTTGGCTGCAAGAACTCAACCTTCTCTTCAAGTGCAATCAGCTTTCCTTCAATCTCCCTGATCTCTGCATCATCCTTGGCCACTTCCAACTGCTGACTCAGGCTAAGTAGGTCCTGCATACCGCTTTCACTGCTCATGTCTTTCTTCGTGTATCCAACTTCGAACCATGCCTGATTCGTCAGCAGTGCAATCAGCACATTCTTCTTTGCCTTGGGCTTGATATTCACACCAGGCGCATATTTCATAGAAAACAGTGTATCAATCAGCTTCTGTATCGCTCTAGCGAAGTTATCACTCGCTTCCTGAGCCAACGGATCACTGGTCGGTTGCATAGTCACCGACACTATCGGATTCTTCGCATACAGCTCAGGCACCTGGGCATTCACATTGGCAAACACCACATTCTCGGTGCTACTGAACAAATCATTCAGTCGCCTTGCAACATTACGATTACCAGATGCACGACCATCGCGATTATCGGTGCGGTGATCAGACTGATCATGATTATAATATCTGATGGCTTCATCCCACGCATCAGTGAGGTCCTCCATCGCCTTAACACCTGCATCCTTCCTACTCTTCCAAATACCACCTCGTTTACTCGACACAGGCACACGGCTATCAGGCATTGCCTTATAGACAGCAGGCGCCTGCATCTCCAACTGTTCTTCATCAATACCAACACCGGACTGATCCAGTGAGTTCTCTAGATCAGGATTCTCTTCAGGATTCGTGCCGCTCATCTATCGCCACCGATAGAAACCGAGAGACGGGCCAAGCAACACGAGCACAATGATGATCATCAGCACGAACAGGATCAGTCCAACAGGATTAGGACTCGGTGGTCCTCCACTGCCATACCAATACCAACCACCACCGCCAAGCAGTAGCACTAACAGCAACACGATCAGCAACAGTTCCATTATTTGTGCCTCGCTCTCGCTCCCTGTCTCTGCATTCGCTCAATCTCATGCCAAGCCAACCAAGCAGGCGGTGCATCTGGCTTACCAGTGTATCGTGCCAACTTAGGCCGATTACTCATGGCATACTTCCACATGTCCATGGCATGATCATTGCGATCTACTGGCTTATCAGTTGTCTCATCACTGCCATCTCTCTGGAAGTAATATTCCGTGATTTCATCAACGAACCACGCACAATTATCAGCCACAAAGAAGTGCGGAGACATCCGCATTCCTGTAAGTGGATGTTCATGCTGCGCCACAGGTGTAAGATACTGCCAGTTCTTCGCAATTCCAGATGCAATGTCATTGTTGCCGCGTTGCATACTGATTCCCTCTTCTTGGAACAGCGATGCAACTGTCTCTCCCACTGTGCGGCTATTTCCTGTCTTACGTCTGAAGACATCCGGATCGGCATACACCATACCTACTTCATCAGCATCGAGGCGATATTCAGCACGTATTTCGTGTATACGGCGCGCCGCATCACTGACGGTAAGCTCGGCAATCCTGAACCCATCGAGCAGAAACACATTGGAGTCGTCATCAACAAAAAAGAGTCCATAACAACTGTGCCTGCTGAGTCCATGGTCGTATCCTTCAACAAACACAGGCTGAAAGCCTGACAACCGCAGTGTCCGCATGTATTGTCGCGCATCCTCATATCGAACGATATGCTGCGCCTCATCGAATTGCGGGTAAATAAGCCCTGAAAGTGCTCCCCATCTACCGAACACGAATCGTTCTCGCATACTGCCGGTATACGTGGCGAGCATTCCTCGGATGTAGTCCTCTCCGACGTTATCGACATTCTCGTAGGTACTACCTTCGAACAATTCGATAAGGGGACTTGGCCTACCGTCGGCACTGAGGATCGGATTACCCTCATTATCTACCTCACATAGCAGTTTCTCACTGATCACTCCTCTCTCATGGAAGTCGTGCAGTGGTTTCACAATCTCTCGGTAGCACCAATTCCGTGTCGGATTGAGTGTAGCAATGAACCACTTGGGTCCAGTCTTGGGCATGAGCTTATCAGTCCCAATATACTCGGTATTCCCACGCAACCGACCCATCAGGTCCATGAAGTCTTTGTGCGAGAACTCTGGGTCCTCTAGCTGATCGACTATTATCCAATCGTAAGTCGCAGACAACAAATTCGATTTGCTCTCCTCCGTCTCCTTGCCTCTCTGGGCTACATAACGGAAGTTGACTGTTGAGCCATTCTTCAAAACAAGCGTATTCTCGTCCCGGCTTGGCATCCTCTTTATCCAATGCTGCGGGACCCAGAGCAAGAACTCCCTGCGTATGGTATCGTTCAGCTTTGGATACGTACTCCTCGCCACTAGGCCATTGCATCCCGGATACTCCTGACACAATTTCAGTGCCTTCACACATGCGGCGGCAGTCTTGCCATTCCCGAAGCCGCCACCGAGGAACTGCACCTTGCTATACGACCGATGAAAGCGATCATGCATACCGCCTTCAACGATCTTATACCTTCTACTCATCCAATCATCTGTCCATACTGCACAGTCGGCGTACCACCACCGATCACCATGCTCCTAGCACCGGGTGGTATCGGGAACACGCTGTCCACTGATGCTATGCCTGTGCATACCTGACCAGTATCAAACGTAACCGTCCCAGCACCAGCTACACGGACATACGAGAACAGCGTGAACCCAGGACCACCACCGACATCCACAGCAGTAGGCAACGGTCCACTCACAGCAGGTGTATTACTCGCCACGAATGCCATCACAACACCTCCATGTTTATCGTCGGCATCTTCTCGTCATTCCGCTTCACATACTCAATAACAAGGCCACCATCAACAGAATGCCGATGCTCAACAACATCAGAAGGACGATGACCACTGC